ATATACGAAGGGACGTAAATGTAACTGTGGAAGAGATAAAGATAGGCGCTGGCTTTAATATCAGCGATTGACGAATATGGAAAAACCTAGTAAATTGCAAGATACTCGCCTATTTACAAGCGTTGCGTACTTGCTATCATTTAATTTAAGGAAAATTTATGCCATTTAAAAAATTATTTAAAAGCGCTAGGAAACGTGTAAAGAAGTTAATACCTAAAGAAATTAGACCTTTTGTACCCTATATTGCAGCAGCATTTGGACCAGCTGGTTTAGCGTCTTCTGGTATATTTTCTAACCCTGCAGTAACAAAAGCATTAATAGCTGGTGGTACAAGATTTGCTACAGATGATGAAGCAGATTTAAAAGATGTTGGTATTACGGCAGCATTAGCTGCAGCTCCAGATGCACTAGGGCAATTTTCTAAATCAGGACAAGCTGCAAAATTATCTATGGGTGATCCAGGTTTCTTTAAACAACAAGCTCAATTAGGAGCTTCTAAAGTAGCAGGTTTTGCAAAAGATAAACCATTAACTACAATGGGTATTCAAGCAGGAACTGATGCCGCTGTTAAACAAATAGAACTAGATCAAAAAGCATTAGAAGAATACGAAGCAGATCTATTATCTAGAGGTATTAAAAATAAAGCTGCAAGAAGAAATGCAATCTTTAATGTATTTATAAATGCAGGTTATGGTGATGATGAAGTTAATAGTATGTTAGATTCATATGGTTATAAAAGTGGTGGTTATGTTCCAGGAGTTCCAAAAAATGTAGATACAGAGAGTGAAGACTACATAATGGATAATGAAGAATCTCAAGCTTTATTTGGAAAATATCCAATTGAACTTTCATTAGAAGAACAAATGAAATTATATGGTAGAAAAAAATACGTAGTCGGAGGTAAAGTTAAAAAGAAAGAAACGCCTTCAGCTGGTATTATGACTATAGAAACAGACGCAGAAGTAAATGATGATAATGGTGAAGAAGAAATGTCTATAGAAGAATTTGTAGAAATGATGAAGGGTGGTAAAGATGACGAAGTATCTATCGATGATAGTTTATCTTACGCACAACAAGGTCTAGGTATGTTACAGGGTGATGTTAAGCCAATGCCGATGATGAGATTCGCGGACGGTGGATTTGGTGGTATTACAGAAGCTGTCGAAACAATAGAAGAAAAGCCAAAAGAATTTTTGGTAGATAAATTAAAAGTAACACAACAACCAGGTCAATCAGAGATGAGAGCTATTATAGAAGCAATGTATAATGACATTGATGGTGTAATGCCTGAAGACAGAAAAAGAGAATTTTATGAGTTATATGCTCCACAAATGTATAGAAGTGGAGAGATGGAAAAACCAGAGTTTGAATTTATACAGACAGAAATATTAGATAAAGAAGTACCTAAAATGAAAGAAGGTGGTATAATGAATCTTGGTGGTAAAGAAATGGATTTAAGAAGTGGTGGTTTTGTACCAATAGGTAAAAAGGAAAGAGCTGATGATGTACCTGCAAGACTTTCCAAAAACGAATTTGTAATGACAGCAGATGCTGTTAGAGCAGCAGGTGGTGGCAGTGTTAATAAAGGAGCAAAACGAATGTATGATTTAATGAATAACCTAGAGGCTAGAGTATAATGGCAATAACAGAAACTAGACAGTATCGAGAACCATTTGTAGAAGCAGCCGGTCTAGGTGTAACTAATGAAGGTTTAAGATTACTTAAACAAACATTACCTACTGCAACATACACAGGTAAACAATTTGTTGCTGGCCAATCACAATTAGAACAAGATGCTGCAAAAGCTGCAGCCGATCTCGGTCAACTTACCGGTACAGGTGCAGGAACAGGTGCAGGTTCTATTGCATCTTATATGTCTCCTTATCAGGAGCAAGTAATTGATGCTTCGTTAGCTGCATTAGATAGAGAACAAGCTAGAGGTTTAGGTGCATTAAGAAATAGAGCAGTTCAAGCAGGAGCTTTTGGTGGTGGTAGAGAATCAGCAATGATGGGTGAATACCAAGCGGCAGCTGATGTTGCAAGAGCAGTTCAAGAATCACAATTAAGACAACAAGGTTTTGCAGATGCAAGACAAGCAAGAGCAGCAGATCTTGCGGCACAACAAGGTTTAGGTACATATCAAACACAATTAGGTGGTGCAGAAAGACAACTAACACAAGCTGATTTAGCAGCTCAACAAGAAGCAGCTAGAGAAGCAGCGTTTGCAGATTACACTAGATTAGGATTAATTGGTCCACAATTAGCATCTGTTATTGGTGGATTCCCAGCTGCAACACAAGTTCAATCAACTCCTCCTCCAAGCACAACGCAACAATTATTAGGACTAGGTATTGGTGCAGCAGGATTAGGTGGAGCTATTAAAGGTTTATTTTAATGAGTAGAATTTTACGAAGACCTATGTTTAGAGGAGGTCCGGTCTCTAGCTATGGAACGGGGATCGCTACAGGTCTAGGATATAATGATGGTGGTAGAGTAGGGTATGTAAAAGCAGGTAAGGTAAAAAGTTACGAAGACACAATAAAAGATGAAAGAAGAAAACAAGAAATATTAAGTCAAGGTTTTAAAACAGAAGAAGACTTTGCAGAAGAATACGATAAAAAAATTCAACAGTTTGATCCTGGTATGTTAATGGGTATTGATGAATTTGGTCCAGGTACCTTTGGTGAAAAAGCAACAGAAGAATTTGAGGTATTAAGTAGTGAAGGAGCTAAAAATGCATATGTATCTGAAAAACTTGCAGAGCAAGATAAAGTTGTAAAAGAAGCTGAAGGTTTAGGTGTAGATAGTTCTAAATTACCACAAAAAACAGAAAAAATAGAAATAGAAGAAAAAGATACTACAACTAAAATTAACGACGGTACAGGTTTAAATAATTTTCAAGAAAAATCTGATAAACAAGTTATGCAAGAATATATGGATATGTTTAAAGAAAGTCTTGGTGCAGATAAAGATGAACTTAACAGACAAAGATTTTTGGAGATTGCTAAATTTGGTGCTAACTTACTAGCACAACCTGGAGGACAATCTTTAGGTGAGGCTGTTGGAAAAGCAGGTGCACCAGCATTAGAAGGGTTCTCTAAAATAGAAGCAGCTGAAAGAGCAGCAGATAGACAAGCTAAAACTTTAGGATTCCAAGCAGCTTTAAAAGAATTAGAACCAGGTTCATTAGAAAAAAATGCTAAAGCATTAGCTAAACTTACTGGCACGTCTGTGTCTGAAGCAGCTAAACAAATATCTCAAAATGCATCCGCTGGAACAAACAGACTTGCATCTATGAAAATAATTATGGAAAGTTTAGAAACTAGTCCAAGTACAGCATATAGTGTTAGTGAAATAATGATAGACAATGATATTAAAAGAAGTAATGTTTTAAAACACCCAGACCCAACTAAAACTACAGGTGATGAAGTAGTAGGCAAATACTATTATTTTGAAAAAGCAGGACCTGAAGGTGAAGTAATGGGTAAATGGGACGGAGAGAAATTTATATTACCAGGTGAAAAAGGATTTAAGTAAAGGGGGATAAATGCCGATTACTCCATTAAGTCTAGAGCAATCAAAGAAAAAAGAAAAAGAAGAAGAAGTTGGTTTTTTTGAATCAGCTCTTGCTGGTGTAGCAACTGGTCTTTGGAATATACCAAAAGGTTTTGTATCTTTAGGGGCAGAGATATTTGATTTAATTGGAGATACTGATACTGCCAAAGGTGTAGAGCAATGGTTTGATGATGTTAATCCTTTTGACGATGAAGCAGAAGCCAGAACCGTTGGTAAGATTACTCAAGCATTAACACAAATAGGTATACCCGCAGTTCAAGGTTACAAGATAGGAGCATCTTTAGCCTCAAGAGCTTTACAAGCTAAAAAAGTCAGCAAGTATATGAGTATGAGTAAAATAGGTTCTAAAATTATGACACCTACGGCAGGAGGAGTAATTGGTGGTGGTGTTGGTGAAGCGTTGGTTGCTGATGAAGATATTGGTACGTTTGCAGATATGGCTAGAGGTACATCTCTTGAACCATTTGCAGTTACTATGATGGACAAAAGCACAGATAAGGAAGGAAGAGAAGAAGCTTTTAGAAAATTAAAAAACAGAATTAAATTTGGTACAGAGGGTGCACTATTTAATTTAGGTATTATAGGTGCAGGTAAAGGTATTAAAGCATTAAGAGGTTCAGGTGAGAAAGTATTAGATGAATACTCTGCAAATGCTATTCAAAGAAACTTCGAAACTTTTGGTGAATTTGGTTTTTCTGCAAAGTCCGCAGGACCAAGAAGCACTTTTGAAACTAAAGAATATTTTGATGGTATGAAAAAAGCTGTTAATCGTGCAGCTAGTGAAGAGGTAAAAAATATAGATAATTCTCTTAAAGATTTAGGTGATAATTTTTATGAAGAATATTTAAATGCTAGAAAAACATCTAAAGAAACAAGAACGGGTAAAGAAATATTTATGGAAGACTTACAAGAAGTTGTAAGTCCTACAAGTAAAAATTCACAAAGACTTTTAAGTAAAGAAGCAAAAGATAGAGCTACAAGAGAATTAAATGCCTTAAAAGAATTTAAACCTTTAGAAGAAGAGTTAATTAGTTTAGGCAGACAATTAGACGTAGATAAAAGTATAACTGATGATGTAATTAGTAAACAACTAACAGAAGTAAGTCAAAAAATAGAACTTATAAAAAAGAAATATGACGTACCTAATTTAGAAGAATTAGCTCAAACAATTAAAAATAAAGGTGCATTTACCGTAGATGATTATGTAGAATCTGATTTTTTAAATAAAATATTAAAAAAAGTAGATGATGTAGGAGGAGACAGTAAAAAACTTAAAGATTCAATTATTAATGCAAGACTATCAATTGATAATATGTCTAGTAAATTATATTTAAAAGATTTAGATGGCACAACTGCAAAAGGAATTGCAGACAACTTTGGAAGATATACTAATAAACTTTATCTAAAATATGAAACAAAAGGGTTAGCAGGTTTTGGTAATTATAAACCTACAGAAGAAATTATAGAACGAAGTAAAGAAAAATATGTTCAGTTTAGAATCGAAGAATTACAAAGAGCAGGAAGACCTATTGATTCAGATACTATTTTAAAAGAAGCAGATGATGAGGTTAGAAGATTTGCAGAAAAAGTAGCTAATGATGAAGTTACTCCATATGATTTAGGTAATGCTAACGTAAGTAAAGAAGATTTAAAAAATGTAAAAATAGATAATAATATTTTAAAACAACAAAAATTAAATGAATGGCAACAAGAATTATTTGGTGTTATTAAAGATCCTTCTTATACTTTCTTTGCAACTGTAGGTAAACAAGCTAACTTAAATTTTACATTAGACTATCTAGATCGTGTGGCTAAATTAGGTTCTGGTCCTAATGGATTTATAACATCAGTAGATGAGTTAGAAGATCAAATATTAAAAAGAAGATTTGGTTTTAGTAGAGAAGCAGCTAATGTTGAAAGAGATAGATTAATAAGATTAGGTGACAGAGGTAAAAATGATTTAGCAACATTAAATGAACAAATAGCAAAAGCTAATACTGAAGCTATGGCTGAACTATCTAATCCTAACAAATGGAAAAAATATGCAGGAGACACTCAAGGAATTCCTACTCCATTAGATGGTAAATATCTTAAAGCACCTACTTACGATCAAGTATTTGATGTAACAAGTGATTGGTTAAATAAAAGTAGTGTTGGAACTTTTTATAAATATGCAGTGCTTACACCAAAAGCAGGATCTCAAATTGCAAAAACAATCTTATCACCACTAACACACGTTAGAAATTTATTAAGCGCAGGAGCGTTCGTAGCTGCAAACGGTGCAGCTTTTCCAAACTATGGAGATATTAAACAATTATTACCTGAATCATTAGGTGGAGCAGGAAAAATAAAACAAGCATACAATCTTACAGGTAAAAGAATATTTGGTACAATGAATAAAGAAGATATTGAACTAACAGAAAGATTATTAAAAGTAGGAGTAGTTGATTCTGCAGTTCAACCTGGAGAGACAAAAAGACTAATTGGTGATATACTTACTGATCCAGCTGCCGTTGAGAGAGGATTATATGATAAGCTTCCTAAAGAAGTTTCAAGTAAAACTAAAAGAGGTTTGTTAAAAACTTTTGCTAAACTTCAAGATGCATATGTTGCTGAAGATGATTTTTGGAAAATTATTAATTGGAATTTAGAATGGAATAGATATTCTGGTATTGCTAAAAACCTAGGATTAAATCAAGATAATATTTTAAAAATTTTAGACAATAACGAAGAAGCTATAAAAGAGTTAGGTGACAATGGAGCAAGGATCGCAGAGTACTTTAGAAAAAGAGCACCAAGAATAGATTATATTAAAAGTGGAACAAGTAACGAAGAAGTCTATCGTAATTTTTTAGATGAGGTTGCAGGTAATTTAACTAGAAACCAAGTGCCTAACTATGCATATATTGGTAGAACAGGAAGAGCATTAAGACAAACGCCTTTTGGTAACTTTATAGCCTTTCCATTAGAAATAATGAGAACAGGTCATAACATTTTTCAACAGTCTATTGATGAAATTACAAGTGGTATCCCAGAGTTAGTGGGTCTTGGATACAAAAGATTGTTTAGTTTTGGAGCAACAGTCGGCGGTGTGCCGTATGGATTAGTTGAAATGTTTAAAGCTAAAAATGATGTAACAGATCAAGAGATGGATGCATTAAGAAAATTTGTTCCTGAATGGTCACAAAATTCTACACTAATACCTACAGGTAGAGATGAAAATGGTAATTTAAAATATATAGATTTTAGTTATGCAAATGCATATGATACTTTAATTAGACCTTTTAATGCAATCGTTAATCAATTAGGTGAAGGAGATTTAAATAGAGAATCTTTAATGAATTCACTTGGTCAAGGTATGATTGAAAGTAGTGCAGAACTTTTAAAACCATATGCAACAGAATCTATTTTTACAGAAGCGTTAATTGATTCTACATTTAGAAGAGGTTATGGCAGAGCAGGAAGAAGAATATGGAGTGAAGAAGATGAGACCATGGTTAAAATAGGTAAAGGAATGCTACATGTTGGTAAGTCTTTAACACCTGGTTCTATTTCACAAATGAAAAGATTAGGTCAAGCTGCAACCGGTACAGCTGATAAATATGGTAACTTATATAATTTATCTGATGAACTTCCAGGTTTATGGGGTGGTAGAGAAATAGTAGCAGATCCTGGTAGGGCATTAACATATATGACAACTAGATTTGGATCTGATTTAAAAAAAGATAATGCTTTATTTATTGCACCTTTGTTAAGAGGAGGCAGAATTACTTCTGAAGATATTATAGATAGATATAAATACGCAGAATCTAGAAAGTTTAACACTATGAAAGAAATGTATGCAAACATAAAAGCAGCTAGAACTTTAGGTGTTCCAGAATACAAAATAAGAAACACAGTTTCTAGAAGAGGTATTAATAAAGATACTTTAGATAATTTATTTCAAGGTGTATTTACACCATCAAGACCAAATAAATTTTTTGTTAATAGAGTTTCAGAAATAAATAGAGACTTAAATAATAAAGAGGGAGTAGATGTACCCAATCCTTATTTTCAAGCATTGCCAGAAATTAACGAATTAATAAATGGTAATAGAAGAATTAATTTAGATGATGGAAATGTATCTTTCTACAGACAAATAAATGAAGAACCACAAGCTTTAACTCCTATTAGACCTGTTGAGTTACCACCTGCTAATGCTTTTGCAGCTGGAAAAACAGTTAATTTACAACCAGCTATACCAAACCAACGAGCAGTAGTTCAAGATAGAGGTAGCGAAATATTTAACAATAGTATAACATTCGGAACAACGAGAAGCTAACATGGCAATAGAACCCAAAAACACAAGAGAACACATTTTATCTTTGTATGGACACATTTCAGGTGTCAAGAAAAATTTAAAACATGTACACGAAGATGTAGATAAATTGGGAGGTAAGATAGATAAGATCTATTGGGTTCTTTTGACTGTAGCGGGTACTGCAGTACTCTTCGTGTTGGAAAGGATGTTTAGCTGATGCAACTATCAAAACACTTCTCTTTAAGAGAGATGACCAATTCAATGACCGCGCAACGTAAGGGAATTGATAACACACCAGGATCAGCAGAAATAAAAAGTTTAGGTGACTTATGTTATGAAGTTCTTGAACCACTACGAGCACACTTTGATAAGCCTGTCACCATCACATCGGGCTATCGTTCAGAGGCGTTGTGTGAAGCAATTGGCAGCAAAAAGACATCGCAACATGCCAAGGGGCAGGCCGTCGACCTAGAAATTTTTGGCGTGCCAAATATTAAGACAGCTTACTGGCTACAAAATAACGTGGACTTCGATCAATTAATAATGGAGTACTATGATCCTAAAGATCCTGCAGGGGGCTGGGTTCACATAAGTTATCACGAATCAGATTCAAATAGAAAACAAGTTCTTACTTTCGACGGAAAAAAATACACTGAAGGTCTCCCAGATATGGAATGGAAAGACGGCAAAGTCGTAGGCTAACGACAGATACAACCAAAGAAATCACCACTACCATCATTCATAACGTGTCTATTAAATGGTGCATCGTGGTACGTGGTTAAATGTAGTCTAAGTATATCACACAAGTCAAAGCAATCTACTTTAATTAAAATCTCTATGCCTTGCATCATAGCTTTAGTTACAGGAACTAAACTATACATACCATCATTTAAGATTATTAAATCCATTAAAACAATACAGGTTCTAATACAAAGTCAAAAGATAATATTCTTTTTTTAAAATTTATTTTATTAGGTTCTGTATAATGCCATAAGTGTTGTGGCACTATCATTATATCACCCTCTTTAATAAAAGGAGTATATAAAACACTTTTATCATTTTGATCATTCCAAGGCTGTATGTAAGTAGTTCTAGGTGAATCGGGTTTCATATCTAAATATAATATACCACAATAACCTGTCGAACTATGATTATGTGGTACGTGATAATTATCTTTGTCATACACCACTGACCAAACTCTTTGTAATGATATTTTAGAATTATATTTAGCACGCATTAAACTAAATTCATCTTTAAATATTTCTTTAAATTCTGAATTAATACTACATTTATTTCTATTACTTTTAAAATTAGGAAAAGGCATCTCTGGATATCTAGCTAATACTTTTTCTAGTTTTTTCTTTTTCTTTTTAAAATTGATGCATTGAATTTTAAAAAATTCTATTTTAAATACAGGTTCTATTTCATATTTTATATCCATTCTCTTAAATCTTCTCCCATAATTTCTGTTGCAATATTAATCTTTTTACGCAACGCTTTTTTAATCTTCTCATCCACAGTTTTTGGTGTTACAAGATCAACGTATGTTACCGACTTCTTTTGACCTATTCTGTGTGCTCTGTCTTCTGACTGCAATCTTTTTTCTAAATCATATCCATTAGAATAATATATTACTGTGCTAGCTGCCGTTAATGTAATACCATAGCCACCGGTCTGTGGATTACCAACAAAGAATCGTGCAGCAGAATTAGTATCTTGAAATTTTTGAATAGCTTCTTGTCTTTTGTCGGACGACACAGCTCCATAGTATTGAACTACAGAGTTCTCGCCATATTTCTTTTTAATAACAGAAACAATATGTTCTATATCATAAATATAATTAGCCCAGATAATAGCTTTACCCTCTATTTCATCTAACACATCTAACAACTCTTCTAATCTATTATTTTTTATTTCTGTAATGGTGCCGTCATCACTCTTTAAATGACCACAAGTAATTTGATGCAGCCTCATCATTTGAGTTAGAATGTGTGGAGCTGTAGCCATTTTGCCTTTTATAGAAGCGAGAGCCGCGGATTTCATAGTAGAATATGCTTTGCTTTGCTCATCAGTAAGTTCTACTTGTCTTTCAACATATACTTTTTCTGGTAAATCTAGACAGTTTTCCTTAAGAACTCTGTCAGAAAATGCTTTTAATATTTTAGATAATTCATCTAATCTTTTATAACCACCTACAATTTGAACTCTACGGCCACCAAAGTTTCTATCTAACATCGTGGCGTATCTATTTCTAAAAGTATAATAAGAAGTAAAGCCAAGTAAGTGTTCGTTTAAGAAAGCACATTGAGTGTATAAATCTAATGGTGATTTAGTAACAGGAGATCCTGTAAGTATTCTTCTGTAGTTAGCAAGTTTACCTATAGACAAAATAGATTTAGTTCTTTTAGCTGTTGGAGTTTTAATGCTAGTTGATTCATCCACAGCCATCATAGTTCTGTGAGTTCTTAAAAACCTACCTGCAAAATCTAAACCTTTCTTTGTAGAGAAAGCTTCCACATTCATAATTAAAATATGAAGATCATATCCTGTTTCAAATAACGAATCATATTCTTTTTGTTTTGACTTCGAAGTTGAGGCTGTCCATAATACCATTTTAGGTTGTATGTGACTAGCTAAATGATTTGGTATTTCTTGAGTATACCAATTGTTATAAACACCTTTAGGTGCTATAATTAGTGCCCCGTTTATTTTACCTTTATCATAAAGCATAGCAATATTATCAACTAATACTTTAGATTTACCTGTACCCATTTCCATAAAATAAGCAAACTCTTCTCTATCCCACGATTTTTCTAATGCAGATAGTTGATGAGCATATGGGTCTGTTTTAAATTTATAGTTCATAATTTTTTCTTCTTTCTATTGACATTGATATAATAATCTATATATCTTTGTCAACTAGAATAATAGAATGAAGAATAAAATTTTTGAATTATACAAACCTAACTCATTGCGAGAGTTTTTAGATTTTCATAAAAACAATCCTGATGAAAATTTTGTTTATGTGTTACAACATCCACCTGCAAATATAAATATTTTAGGTGCATCGGACTTTGGATACTTGGTAATTTGTTTGCCTAACTATGGTCCAGATTCTCAAATAATATTTTCATCAAGTCCTTTTGTTTTTAAAATGCAAAAAAATTTAAGAGACTTTAGAACACAAGATTATGTATTGCTCACAGGAGATCCAGCTATTATTGGTATTTCTTGTGCAATCGTTTGCGATAAAACAAACGGCAAATTTAATCTCTTGAAATGGGATCGACGAGAGGCTAAATATTATCCAATAAATTTCGATCTCTATCAGAAAGGATAACAATGAGTATAAAACAAAAGATAAAAGTTAAAACTTTTACTGGTAGTGGTACGTTTAATATTGCTGAAGAAATGGTTAAAGATTCTAAAGATCTTTTAGATTCAGTAGAAGTAACCACTATAGCTGCAGAGTGTCAAAAGTTAAAACAAAAAGAAGACGAGATTGCAGATCTAGAAGATAAACTAAAAGCTAAAAAACAAGAGGCGGATGATATTAGTTCTAGGGTTATACCAGAACTATTAGCAGAGCAGAACTTAACTGAAATAAAGTTAGGCGATGGATCTGCAGTATCAGTTAAAAAAGAATTTAGGTGCACTCTTCCAAAAGATGAAGTGAAGAGAGAAGCAGCCTATCAATGGCTTCGTGACAACAAGTTAGAAGATATTATTAAAAACAATGTCTTTGTAACTTTTGGTCGTGGAGAAGATGACAAGGCGGAGCAATTGCTTAACCTTGCGGCAGAGAATGGGTTTGAACCACAACAGAAATCTGATGTGGCCTGGGCTACATTAACTGCCCTTTTCAAGGAGCGTGTCGAGGCCGGTCTCGACATGCCTTCTGAAGTCTTTAATACATGGATTAAAGACAAAACTAAAATAAGCCGGAAAAAATAATGGAGGAAAATAATGGCTAATGAAGTAATGGCTAAAAAAGACACTGGATCTATTGCCCTGTTTGGCAATGATGCAGCTAAAGGTTTTGATAACATGACGCAAGATGATCTTGCGTTACCTTTTGTCAGAATCTTGGGACAGCTATCACCGCAGGTAACTGATGGTGATGCAAAGTTTATAGATGGTGCCAAACCAGGCAATATCTATAATACTGTTACCAGCGAACTATACGATGGTAAGAAAGGTATCAAGGTTATTCCTTGTTACTACAAGAAAGAGGGGATGGACCTGGTGCTCCTGTGGCTATCCACTTACCGAACAGTCCGATAATCACAACAGGTAAGAGAGACGGTTCAAAGATTAGATTACCAAACGGTAATTATCTTGAAGAAACGGCATCTTACTATGTAATGGTTGAGACAAAGACAGGGGGTTATACTCCAGCTTTGATTACTATGAAATCAACTCAACTAAATGTCAGTAAAAAATGGAATTCTATGATGAAAACCATACAAATACCTGACGGAAAAGGTGGTTTCGTGATACCACCTATGCATGGGGTTGTGTATAACCTAGCATCTACACTACAAAAGAACGATAAAGGTTCTTGGTATGGATGGGTTGTTACACAAGACAGAATATTAGGACAGGAAGATAAGTCTTTGTACTTAAGTGCAAAAGATTTTTCTGGAAATGTATCTAAAGGAAACGTGCAAACAAAAGCAGATGTGGAAGAGAAAGTATCGGATTCAACTCCGTACTAGTCAAAATAGAGGGGGATTGCAAAATCCCCCTTTACAAACAGTTTAGAAATGATAGTGAAAAAAGATAAATTCAAAAATATATTTAGTGGATTAACTATAGCATATGGACAATATCAACCAGGAAATCGTGGCGAAAACGGAAAGCAACAAGGTAAAGCTTTTATTGTTCGTAAACCAGTCACCGACGACCTTTGGGAAAACCATCTTACAGGAAAAGGTCCAGCCTTGGGAATCATCCCTATTACGGAGAACAATGATTGTAGGTGGGGGTGTATTGATATTGACGAATATAACTTTGATCACACTAGCCTCATTAAAAGCGTTCGGAGTAATAAACTTCCTTTAATAGTCTGCCGATCTAAATCTGGTGGAGCACACGTCTTTTTATTTACCAAAGAAAATATTCCTGCATCATTGATGCAATCAAAACTAAAACAGTTTGCAAAAGTTTTAGGATACGAAGGTTCAGAAATTTTTCCGAAACAAACAGAGATACTTGTAGAACGTGGGGATACAGGTAACTTTTTAAATCTTCCCTACCACAATGAAATGAAAGGATTACGTTATGCTATTAACGATAATGGCTCCGGTTGTACACTTGAGGAATTTTTTGAGCTCCATACTATTTATGCGTGCACAAAAGAACAAGTCGAACAAATCAAAACGGAAGAAAAAAAAATAGAAGAAGCATTTCCTAGTGGTCCTCCTTGTTTAAATAAACTTGCAACAACAGGTTTTGGGGAGGGCTCTAGAAATAATGCTCTATTTAACATAGCAGTTTATTACAAACAATCTATGCCAGATACTTGGGAAGATGAAATTGTAAAAGCAAATCAAAAATATATGAAACCTTCATTAAGTAATAGTGAAGTTCAACAACTAATTAAATCTGTAAATAGAAAAGGTTATGATAAATATAGATGCAAGGATGCACCTATCAATGCAGTATGTCAATCTGGTTTATGTCGAACTAAAAGATTTGGTGTAGGATTTGGTGAAGAAGAAATGCCTGTGTTGGGTAACTTAACTAAATACAAATCAAATCCACCACAGTGGTTTTTAGATGTAAGTGGAACGAGGATCGAATTAAAATCAGAACAATTATATAGTCCACCTTTATTTGCATTGGCTTGTTTAGATCAAGCTAATCTAGTTGTACCTGTACCAAAACCAAAAGATTGGAAACAATATTTTTTAAAACCAATGATGACAAATCTACAAGAAGTAGAACCATTAGAATCATTAGATCCTACAAATGAACTTACAGGGTTACTTCAAGATTGGACTACCAATAGACAAGCTGCAAGAACTCTTGATGATGTATTTAATAAACTACCTTACACAGATGACAAAAGAGAATTTACTTATTTTAGAATGGAAGACTTCTATAACTTCTGCAAAAAAAATCATTGGGATATGGATAAAATAAAAACAGGAAATTTAATTAAAAGATTAGAAAATATATTTGTAGAAGAAACTAGAATGACAATTAAGAAACAACAACCAAGACTTATAAAAATTAAAACTATGAAAAAAATAGAAGCTAGTTTATCTAAAGTCGTTTATCAACAGGATAATTTTTAATGAAAGACGATCAATTAAAATTATTTATAGAAGAAGAAAAAGTTTTTAAGAATGTTCAAACTAATAATAAACCAGTAGATGTTGCTAAAATTATTCCTACACATAACATAGTAGAAGGACAATATTTTATTTATCCAGATGGAGGCAGACATCCTTTTTATGGTTATCACGAAAGATTAAATACCATAGATTTTCCTTACATTGTAAATACAAATTATAGAGACAAAGGATCTGCAGAATATCAACACGTAGTTATAAGAGACACCATAGAATATCCATATGTAATGTTAAGAACAACAGACAAAAGAAAAAGTGGTTCAAATAAAACTTGTAATATTTGTATACATAAATTAGCAGCCAGAGCTTTTTTAAACGCTGGAGATTTAAATCCATATGATTATGACGTAACTGTTGTAGATCATATAGATAGTAAGCCTTGGAATTATAGACTTAACAACTTGAGATTTGTAACTAGATCAGAAAACTCAAAGGGTGCAAGAGCAAGGAGTAAAAAAGAAATTTTTCAAGTAGGACTTTTAAAAGGATTGTTTTAGTGAAGTATTCTAAAGATGTCGGCATCAATTGGCATTTAAGATTTAGAAAAGAAATACACAAACTATCACAAGAAATAGAAGTTCTACAAGCAAAGTTAAATGTAGCAAATAGAAAATTAAAAAAATATGAAAACAATAATACTAGGACCACCAGGAACAGGAAAAACAACAACGTTATTAAATTTAGTAGATGAATTTATACAACAAGGTGTTCGACCAAAACAAATAGGATACTTTTCTTTTACAAGAAAAGCAGCTATCGAGGCAGCTACTAGAGCTGCAGATAAATTTGGTTTAGATATAGAAAATGATTTAGATAATTTTAGAACATTACATTCTTATGCATTTAGACAATTAGGTATGACAAAAGAAAAAATGATGAAGACAGAAGACTACAAAGAGTTTGGTCAAAAATGTGGTATTCCAATTAAGACCGCATCCTATTCTGCAGACGATGGTACATTTAATTCTGATAATGAATATCTTACTATTATAAATACAGCTGCAGTAAAACGTATGGATCTATTAGAGTATTATGATTCTCGTCAAAACATATTAGATATTGAACGCAATACTTTATATCTTTTGTCTGAAGAATTAAAGAGGTTTAAAAAAGAAAAAGGACTAAAAGATTTTAATGATTTGTTAGAAGATTTTATTAACAAAGATATTAATAATAAGTTTGAAGTATTGTTTATAGATGAAGCACAAGATCTTTCTTTAATCCAATGGGATATGGTTAGAAAGCTTTGGTCAAATGCAAATAAAACTTATATTGCAGGAGATGATGATCAAGCAATATTTAAATGGGCAGGTGCAGATGTAGATCACTTCATTGCACTTAAAGAAGAAGTAGATGATATCAAAACATTAGAACAATCTTACAGAATACCTGGTGGACCTATACACGAACTATCACAACACATTATAAGTAAAGTACAAAATAGATTTGATAAACAATATAAACCAAGAGATGATGAAGGTATTCTTCGTAGGTACTCTGACATTACTCAAGTAGATATGTCAAAGGGTAATTGGTTAGTATTGTCGTCAGCTAATTATTTTTTGGATGATGCCAAAGATTTGTGTGAACTTCAAGGTTGGTATTATCAACACAAAGGTAGAAACTCTATTTCACTTAAACTTTTATTAGCCTTAAACAATTGGGAATCTTGGCGTAAAGATGAACTGTTAAATCATTTAGAAATAAAAAATATATATGAATACCTTGGATCAAATGTATTAGAGGGATTTAGAAAAGGTAAAACATTACACTCTGAAGAAAAATATACATTGAAAGAATGTCAAGACAAACATGGTCTTATTACAGATAAAGTATGGTTCGAATCATTTGAAGGATTAGATACCATTACTGAAAACTACATTCGTAACATGAGGGCGAATGGAGAAACACTAAATAAAAATCCTCGTATAACAATGTCAACAATACACGGAGCGAA